CTAACTCAACATAGCCTTAATATGCGTGGTATACTACTGCAATGCTCTAATGCACGTTATGCAACGAGATTAACTATTCCGGCGACCAGATAAAGGATTTGGCCCGAGCGCTGATCCGACTCCAACGACAGATACAGCCAGTAATTGAGTCATACGAGAGGGGCAGGCGGTCCCACCCCCGATGCGCATCCTGCGGCATCCTTGCTGGACCAGACCACCTTGTGACCGAAATGATCCCAGAACCAATGATCCCAAGGGCAAGGGGCCAGAAGCGCTATAACGTCTGCCAGTGGTGCTACACCGACCTCCACAAGAGCCGTCAGAGCGTCCCGCAGCGCCGAAAGATCCAGCTGCGGGTTGATGAGATGCTCAAGGGCGAGGATGAGGAGACAGCAGACACAGATATTGACAGCATTATGCGGGCACTCCACAATGAGCTTGCCGTCTTTGGGCAGCCCCAAGGGCATCATCGGCACGACGCGGACACGGAGGAAATGGAAGATGACGATACCAAGCGTTGACTCCACCCTTGAGGTACAATTCACCGACGGCACATTCGTCGTCCCCGTGTGGTGGGCGAAGGCGCTTAACAAGAGAACGACTACTTATGTCAATGGGATACGTGTAGTGGACTGCTCCATTGACGAAATGCGTAAATTTGTCAATACTGACGCAGTAGAAACAATTTGGACCGATGCGGTCAGAAAACAGCGTAGCGGAAGGTAATCATGGCAGAACAGCGCTCCATTCTTCAGCGTCTCTTCGGCGGCGGAACGCAGCCAACAACGGAGAAGGCAACCCCGTCATTCGCACCTGACGCTGCCCCGTATGCTCGTGGCGCCCAGTCAATAAACACGATTGCCAAGATGAGCACGGAGCAATTGCGACGATGGTCAAGGAACAACCCTTGGATTCGCGCCGCCGTGAACCTCAGGCGACAGCAGATCAGCCGCGCAAAGTGGGACATCGTCACCACCGATGCTGGCGATAGCGCAAATCCACGAACCGTTCAGAAGTTGCGCGAGCTGTTCCGCCGACCAAATCCGAAGGGAGAGTCTTGGCGCTCATTTATTGAGCCAGTGATTGAGGACATTCTCGTTCTAGACCAAGGCGCAATTGAGATTGAAAAGAAAGTCGGATCTAGGGTCGGAGCAGATCCGGTTGCATACCTCTGGAACAAGGATGCTGCTCGCATTGCCTTTGATACCACCTGGGATGGCAGGGACGAAAGCAAGCCGCGATACTACGAACTTGACAGCGCTGGTCGGCAGGTTGCGATTTACAAGAACGATGAACTTATCGTTGTAATCGCAAACCCAGTGACATACAGCCCAATTGGACTTTCTCCGCTTGAAGTTCTTGCTGAAACAATCGCTGCAGACCTAGATGCGGCGGCATATAACGCAAAAGCCGTTTCGCAGGCCGCGCCTCCCGGTGTTCTACATCTTGGAGAGGGCGTGCGACCAGATCAGGTTGACTCGTTCAAGGCGTATTGGGAAGCAGAGGTTGCCGGCAAGAGCCAGATTGCTATAACTGGCGGTGGCAAGGGCATGCAGTGGCTTCCACTCGCCGCCTCAAACCGCGACATGCAGTTCATGGAGTGGCAGGTCTACCTTGCCCGAAAGATTTGCGCCGTGTTTGCGGTTCAGCCGCAGGACATCGGCATTTCATTTGATGTGAACAAGAGCACATCAGAGACTGGCGCTGCATTCACCTACGACAACGGCATTGTTCCGCTCGCAGAGCTTATTGCCGAGTACCTAACTCGAGAGGTTGTTGCCAGATACGACACCGACCTTCGCTTCGTCTTTACCGAGATCGGGCGAACCGCGCAGCAGAACATTGCCGAATACAACAAGATGGCGCTTGGCGGACTTCCTTGGCTGCGAATCAACGATGCGCTCCGAGAGCGGGGTCAGGATGGCATCGGTGAGATCGGCGATCAGATTCTCTTCCAGACACCAAAGGGATATGTTCCATCAGACCGCTACGCAGAGTACCTAGAGAAGGTTGTCTTTGGCACCGGCTCCGTTAACGAGCCACCAAGCCCAGATGACTCAGACCCAAGCGGAATCCCAGATGGCGAAGACATGGAGCCAGATCCTGGGTCCAGCAACCCGCCAAATCAGAACCCGTCCGACCTTGAGAACTCTCTCAAGCTGACCATTGAAATTGACGAGACCAAGTCGGCTGGAGATGAAATTATCATTTCAGACATTGACGGGGCGTTGACCTCATCAGACGGCACGGATCAGGTGAATGAGATTGTCGCGGATTACCTGCGACGAAAGTCTGACAGCCACAAGATCTTTATTGTGAGCGCAAGGTCTGTGAAGCGTCTGCAGGAAACACAGGAATGGCTTGAGGAGAACGACATTCCTTACGACGCCATTCACCTCAGCGACTTCCCTGCTGGATCTGGCCTCCAGTTTAGGAAGTACAAAATCTCTAAGATCCTCAAGGACAACGGTAAGGTGGTTGAAGCAATTGACGGAGACGCAGATGCGCGTGAGGCCTATCGTGCGCTCGGTGTTCAAAGCGTTCACGCCCCAGCCGATCTTGCGGACAAGCACGCTGCCGCAGATTACTCTGGCATAAGCCTGAATGTTCCTTCTGCAGTAAAGTCTGAAGCCAAGCGTGGTCTTGATTGGCGACGTGAATTCGGACGTGGCGGGATAGGCCCAGGTCAGACAACTGCAAGAATGCTTATTAGCAACACAATGACGATCCCCCGCGTCCGCAAGATGAGGGCATTCCTTGCTCGACATGAAGTAGACAAGCAGGGTGAGGGATTTAAGCCAGGACAGCCTGGTTTCCCTTCTGCTGGTCGCATTGCATGGGCGCTTTGGGGTGGAGACGCTGGTGTCGCTTGGTCAAATAAGATCATGCGCCAAGTTGAGGCCCGCGAGAAAAAGCGATAATCCGTGGTCGCCGAGAAGACGTATCACACACAGCCGTGCTACTGTCTTCCCTGCCGAGTGATGTCGGCTGAGAAAGTAAAGGAAAAGAAGGGAGGATCGGATGAGTCACGATTACTTCAGGGCGTACCGGGAGGGACACGAGTACAACGGGTACGTCGCCGACTACCTAAGAAGTAAGGGGATTGACTGCGAAGTCCCAGACCTAGAGATTGAAGAAGACCCGACTCGGTGGTCTAAGTTCACGCAAAACGAAAAAGACATCATCCTATCCAATGGAGATGTTATTGAGGTTAAGTCAATTAACCAAAACTTCACCGATGACCCATCCTCTTGGCCCCTAGAGAGAGCCATCGTTGACACCTATAGCGGATTCAACGGCAAAAGCAAGCGCCCAATCGCATATGTGTTTGTGAGCCAGAAAACCAAGAAGATGCTAGCAATGTCTGCTGAAAAACCAAGCGCGTGGTCTGTTGAGCGCAAGTTTGATAAGTATCGCCAGAAAGAGGACGACTTCTATTTCGCCCCAAAGAGCATGCTGCGACCAATGGACAAATTGGTGGAGTACCTACGAGGGCGACAGTGAAGCGATCCCAGATCAAAAGGAAGATTCGCCACAAGGACCCAGTCACCCTTGCCGTCGCCCAAGAGGTCTTTAAAAGAGACGGAGGGTGTGTCGGACCAAAGATTGGCATGATGGGTCTCTGCGGCACGCAGTTCGGCCCGTCCGATAGGTTCGGGCTAGAGCTTGACCATGTCAACGGGTCTGGGCTGGGGAAGAGGGGTCCTTCTATCCCGCAAAACCTAGTCTCCCTCTGCGGGCTCCACCATCGGCTGAAGACGGAGCAGTCTAGGGTCTGGAGGCCCCTGCTTAACGAATACCTTCATAAGTTTTACGGTCAATAACTAAAGACACGGCTCCCCTTGACATGTCAATGGGAGCCATATAGAATGTGTCAATGAAGATGGAAGGAGCGACCAAATGGCGAATTGCGTGAATTGCGGAAAGCAGGTCACGTCGCCTGAGGCTGCTCGGTGCTGGTGGTGCAACCACAAACACCGCTCCACTTCGGCTCTCGCGTCGCTTGAGGTCCGAGCGAAGGAGATCCAAAGACTTAAGGACTCTGGAATGACGATGGTAGAGATTTCAGGGAAGCTTGGAATCAGTCGCCAGCGCGCATATCAGATCCTTGAAAGGGTAAAGAAGTGACAGAAAACCGAGAGATTGAGTTGGAGCTTCGCGGCAGGTCCTGCTTTGTTGCCGCTCTTGAATCTCATGCGATTGCAACCACGCTTGGCGACAATCAGGCAAGCGAAAAGGAAAGCATTCTGCTTTCTGTGGTTGCGGATGCACACGAGCTCCTTGAGGCAGAGCTGACAGAGTCAGGAGAAATCATTGACTCCGAAGGTCGTCTCTGGGTTGATCGCGGCATCAGCCTCGCCTGTGAGGAGTGGCTCCGATCACCGGACGACATTAACACGGTAGGTGTCTAAACTTAGTGGGGAAAAGGGGAGGGAATGGCGCTTGATGCAGCGCGCGGCATGCGCACACATCTGGCAGATCATTGACGACTCTTGCATTCCACACGATGTCGTGGCAAAATACCTAGAGTGTCACCCGCAGTACCTTCGGGACCTGAGGTTCGGACATGTGAAGATGAGCCAGCCAATGAGGGCTAAGATTAGCGACTTCCTTGGGGTTCCCGAGGAAGAGTTGTTTAGGGAGTATCTGCTCAGAGCGGCAGAGCTCAATAAGGGAAGGTAGGAAGAAATGGTTTACGGAAATAACCCAGCGCCAGAGAAGCGCAAGGCATTCGCGGCAGACTACGTAGAAGTAGCGGACCGCATCAGGGCTTGGTATGAGGCGTATCCAAGCGGACGCATCGTCACCGAGATTGTTCAGATTACTGACAAGGTTGTAGTGGTTAAGGCTGCTGCATACCGGGGCGAGACACCAGACGAGCAGCCAGCAGGGGTTGGTCACTCGTCAATGAATATCCCAGGCAGCACGCCATACACGCGCGGTTCGGAGTTGGAGAACACCGAGACGAGCGCCGCTGGTCGAGCACTTGTGAT